TTCGGGCATTTTTTACCCATAAAAAAATGCCCCTCCGGAGAGGGGCATGTTTGCATGCACATTCTTTTTCTTGCATGGTGCCGGGTGCCTCCCGGTGAATTCAGTATCAGCACCTGAACCCGCACAGAAAGGATAGAGTAGAAACACCTGCGCTGATATGCCCCTCCGCTCAGGGGGATTCACCATGCCAGTTTCTTTTAACAAACTCCCCGCAAACCAGACAACTGTCAACCGTCTGAATTGTGAGACATTTAAAATTTTCGGGGCGTACCTGATACCCGGTTAATTCTGCAATATCATCCGTTCTGACTGACTAAATCCTGTACTTCCCTGACCGTCTGCTCAAAACGTTCAGTCTCCAGCTCAACGCCAGTTGCACGACGCCCCAGCGCCATCGCGGCTTTGACTGTCGAACCCGACCCCATGAAGAAATCTGCAACCAGGTCACCCGGACGACTGCTCGCACTGATTATCTGCTGCAGCATTTCTGCCGGTTTTTCGCACGGATGTTTCCCGGGATAGTACTGCACCGGTTTATGCGTCCACACATCCGTGTACGGCACCTGCGCCGTCACGCCAAAATACCGCCGCAGATGCTTATATTCACTCTGTAGTTCCGCATACTGCCGGTTCAGTGAAGTATACGTCTCCAGCAGCTGGTGGTGGGGCTTCTCCAGTTCACCCCGCTGATGCTTCTCTTCTGCCACCCGGGCAAACAGCGCCTGTAATTTCAGATAATCGCTTTCGTTCGGTAGCTGCCACTGACTGGCACTGAACCAGTGCGACACCATGTTTTTCTTTCCTGTGGCATCCACTATCTGTTTTGCCGTTATCCCCAGGGCAGCACGCGCATCACGAAAGTAAGAAATCAGCGGAGCCATCACATGCTGTTTCAGTGCCCTGCCCTTCGCCTCATACCCGGCATCTTTCGGACGATACGGCCCCTGATAATGTTCCGCGAACAGAATGCGCTCTGTGGCGGGGAAATACGCCCTCAGGCTTTCCTTGTTGCACCCGTTCCAGCGTCCGGACGGCTTCGCCCAGATAATATGGTTCAGCACACTGAAGCGTTCACGCATCATGATTTCAATGTCAGATGCCAGGCGATGGCCACAGAACAGGTAAAGACTTCCGGCAGGTTTCAGCACCCGCCAGAACTGCGCCAGACACTGGTCCAGCCACTTCAGGTAATCATCGTCGCCCTTCCACTGGTTATCCCAGCCCTCAGGCTTCACTTTAAAGTACGGCGGGTCCGTGACTATCAGGTCAACAGAATTTTCGGGTAACGACCGGATAAATTCCAGGCAGTCAGCGTTGATCAACTCACAACTGGATATTTTTACAGTGTTAAACATGGATCATTAAGCCTGTCTCTGATAGGCTCATTCTGCTTTTGCGCAAAGCAGTGGGCCTGAGGTTTGCTTGTGATCCAGACGCATGAGCAGATGGCTGGTGAGTGCCCCTAACACCCACCAGCCGCCCATTTACCACAAATAAAAAAGCCTTCAGGACTGAAGGCGTCTGTAACAACCGAACTGATAGTCTGCCAGACCCGCCATAACAAGCTGGGTCAGTATTAACTGGCAGCGTTCGCGTGAAAGGTAAGTATTCTGCGCAATCTCCCCGACTGTCGCCGGTTCGGTGACGCTTAATTCATTAAACACTGCTCTGGCGGTTTCTGTCATATCCTGCTGTTTCAGCATGTCTTTTTCCCTTTTTCGGTTAACGTGACACACCAATAACTCTTGTCGAAAAAGCCAGCAAGCAGAAAGACCGGTATTCACAACCACCAGCGCGTTTACTGTACTGGCGTGATTTCAGTCATAAAAAAACCCGCCTGGCGACGGGTGTAAAAAATCTTCTAACGTCAGGCATAAAACGCCCATCGTTAGGGCAAATTTACCACAGATTCGGGAAAAATCAACAAAGCTATCTGGTCACCTTTTTCAGTTGTTGTTCTGCCCATGCTTCTTCAATATCAAACTGCACCACCAGCGTATCGTAAAAACGTTTAACTGTTTTTTTCCATGTATCAAGAGATATGGCATCGGTTACATTACATATGGCATTAAATGCCTCCGTTGAAGGTAATCTTTCATAGCCACGACCACCACAACGCTGGCAGTCTCTGATAACAGGCATACCACGTTTTACCGACTCTTCACGATGAATGGCAACACCACGCCCACGGCAATCCTTACAGGCGGTGGAAACCTCACCCTTTCCGCCACACTCCGGACAGGCAACTTTTACCACCTCCCTGACTTTTTTCCATTCCTCCCAGTAAGACGGATACACGCCTTTTGTGCACTTTGCCCACACTGGCGGCTTACCATCCGGATACTGGATCTTGTTTGTAAAAACCTCGCTTTCAATAAATTTTTTTCCGTGACAACAGGGGCACTGTTTTTTGCTCGCCGCGCTACGGGCATAATCTTCAAACGCATACGAAGCCATAATACGCATCACTGCCGGTTTTATTTCTGCCGGGAGTTTTCTTAACGCCGCCACGCGATCACACCGACTGAGTGCATATTCTGTCAGCAATTCTGTTGCCCGCTCTCTGTCATTCATACTAATGCCCATTTTCCCAAGGAACGCAGAAAACCCCATCTCAGCCCAATTCTGTGTCATGCCCTGCGCGGCCATCACATCAGTGATACTCAGCGTATCTTTCGACGTTGAGGCCGATGCATCAGTCAGGCCGGGGGATTTTGGGGAGTAGTATTTCGGTAAATCTTCCAGTTTCATTTTTTGACCTGCCCTTCAAGCATTATGGGGTAAATCTTCACCCCCAGACGTCCACCAGATACTGGCTGAGCACGAACGATATTGATTTCATCAAACTGCTCATCGTCCATTAACAACCCCGCGTGCGTCAGCGCATCCAGCGGTGCTTTCAGAATATTGTCCAGGTCACGGCGGCGCTTATCCGGTGGCTCTGCAATAATTTTTATTGCCAGCCGTCCGGACAGGCTTAATTTCAGTCGCTGCTGGCGAACAATAAGCGCCACTGCCCGGCGATAACGCTCCCCGGCTTTTGATACAAAATATGTGCTGCCACGGCGTCGCCAGTAAGTGTTCACCGTCGGCGGGTAAGGTAAAACCAAATCTATGAGCATCAGTCACCTCTTTTACCCAAGCACGCCAGTTGCAAAGGCGTGATCAAGAAAACGAAAAATTAAATCAACCTGAGAACCATGCTTTTCTTCGAACGCCAGCGGATCCGCATGAAGCTCGTTGTGATGCTCCCGACACAGCGGTAGCGTGAAAATATCGTGAGATTTTGTCCCCATTCCGCCCTGACCATGACCAATCAGGTGATGGGGATCGTCGGCTGGCTTACCACAACACGCACACGGCTGTGTCTTTACCCAGCGTGTGTATTTCTCATTTACCCAGCGGCGACGTTTAGGTCGTTTCATGAACGATTCAGGAGACTCCGGATCAACGGCGATACTGACAACCGTTTTTTTCTGTGGTGGATTTTGTTGCTGGTGGACGTGAAGTGGCAGCGCAATATTTTTTGTGCGCTGCTTCAGTATGCTGATGGCTGTCTGTTCTCCCGGTACGATGTCACTCTCACGGTATACGGAGCGGATTTTTTCCGCTGGTAATCCCAGCGAACGACGCGCTACTGCCTCAGGTAGTGCATCCACCACCTGATTGCAGGCCGCCCACCAGGATAATTCGGCCAGCGATAACTCCCTCTCCTGCGTACCGCTTATTGCGTGACGGATGACATCAATCATCCAGGCAACCAGATTCTGCTGAGCAAGTTGATCGAGTGATTCTGATGTCTGGTCGCGCAGCTGGTTGTCGCAGTGCCAGCACAACACCATCGCGCCGGTACCATAACGGTGAATGACTGTTTCGCTGTGATGATAATCGCCGTGTGGCCACTGGCAGGATTTCACGTGACGTAATAACCAGTCAGACAGTGCACCTGCACCACCTGCTGCACGAATAACCCGCTCATCGCTGAAAAATGGCAGTAATGTTTTATCCTCTGCCAGCGGCTGGCGAACGGCAGGAACGACTCCGGACGGCAGACCGCGCATGTTTTTCGGTTCCGGCTCCACCAATATTCTGCCGTTATGGAATACTGACATTGATTCACGGCCTGGCTTAACGATAACCAGACCGAGTTCCGGTACCAGAACAGGTCGAAGTAATACCCGCACGTTACCTCCAGATGCGCTGCTGGAATGTGCGGGACGGACGCGGTGGGCGTTCGGAATAAGGGAGCCTGGCGGAGATTATCCAGTGACGACGATCGAAGCTGAGATCTTTCTGAAACTCGTAACCACGCCTGCGGTAGCACTGAATCAGCCATTCGGCCTGTTCTTCAGTGCATGGGTCATGCTGGAACCAGTCAGATTTGAATGCATGAGAACACCGCCCGTGCCTGCTGGCAAAGACGGCTGAATTATCAGAATTGTTAAGTTTCTTGTAATGCACCACTACTATCCTCGTAATGGTGCGACAGACGCCAGTTGTTCAGGCTGGCTTTACTACAGCATTATAATCTAGTCTCTTTTAATGCTGAAGTAACTGACCGAATCCGCATGCGATTCTTTGCTGATCAGAATAACATCAGATGGCAATGGCATTACGATAAACTCACCATTCCCAAGAACTATTACTTCATAATTACCTGGTATAGAAAGCGCAGCAATTAATTCCTTATCGTTCATAACAAAAATCCCATGAACTATAAACACCTCCCCTTATGGGGGCCATCCCTCTTATCCCTGCGCGCTACTTAAGAGCCTCGATTCTAGCCGTGAAGACATGCCAATCAACAGCAATAAACCACCTGAATAACAGAATCAGCCAGCCACATCGGTACAACCAGATGCATCACGCTCACCGAAAATAAACAACAAAAAACCGCCGAAGCGAGTTAAGTGGGGTGCGTTGAGGATGCCTGACACATCAGAGGTGGCGAGGGATTTCTCCCCCGCCAGGTCTCTTACTCCTCAGGTTCGTAAGCTGTGAAGACAGCGACCTCCGTCTGGCCGGTTCGGATTCGTACCTCGCAGAGGTCTTTCCTCGTTACCAGTGCCGTCACTATGACGGTTAAACAGATGACGATCAGGGCGATTAGCATCGCCTTTTGCTGCTTCATAGCCTGCTTCTCCTTGCCTTTCGGCACGTAAGAGGCTAACCTACGTGTGTAGAGCATAGATATGGCCTCAGATTAATGTTAAGCGTCTTGCCGGACGCGTAATGTTAACTGGGGCTTTTCTCTATCTGCCGTTGGTGTTCATGCCCGAGGCAGATAGCCTCAAGCACCCGCAGCAATTCTACTTAACTCTCGCTTTACCGCAAACCGTTTTTACCCGATATGGGAATTCCCATATCGTAATGAATTCAGTTCCCTAGTCGATCCATCAAAAACACAACCAGGCAGTAAACGCCCACAACAGCAATAACAGCCAGCGCACCTTCCATTGCCAGTGAAATATCATCCGACATATTCCCTCCTTTGGTGTGAATCCCGGCGAACGTTTTTACCCCCACCGACAAATAACATATACTAAAAAATCAATAGCTATAGCAACGCCTGTAATTGCAAAGGCTTCAGGCCAGATCATTGGCGCACCTCCTGCGGCGGTTCTGGTAGCGGCATCCAGTGTGACGGTTTCCACGACGCACCAGGAATTATCCACCCATCATTAGCGTCAGGATGCCCCGGGATGTAAGTAGCCCATTTCATTCGCCAGTCACCTTTCCTGTCAAACTCCACGGCAACAAGAACGGCTGTTTTGGTATTCGGCATTCGCTCACTACAGCTTATCCAACCATCCGGAGTTACCGGAGAATTGCCAGCCTTGCGCATAGCAATCTCCATGATTTCAACCATATC